AGCGACAGCGACAGCGACCGCGACCGCGACCGCGACAGCGACCGCGACGAAAACCCAATCGACGCGCACATTCGGCGCATCGCGCGGGAGGAGACTACGCGCCACGAAGCGCGTGTCGAGCATGGAGCGTGCGATGAGGCTGCCGTAGTCGCCTTGATTCAGGCCCACACGCGCGTCACGACGACGGTAGTAGTGCAGCGACCGGACGCGCCCGAGATACGCGTGGACCATGCGCATCCGATGCTCGCCGAGGTGTTGCGCGTGTTGGCGGCGGGACTGCACGTGGCGCTAGTCGGCCCTGCCGGATGCGGCAAGTCTACGCTGGCAGCACAGGCCGCCGATGCGCTTGGGCTGCCTCTTTACCCGACAGGCCCGGCAGCGAATGAGTACAAGTACTTCGGGTTTCTTGATGCGCACGGCCGCTACGTTGAGACGAACGTGTACCGGACGGTTAAACACGGCGGCCTCGGATTGATCGACGAAGCAGACGGTTCCTTCCCCGGCGCGTTCTTGTCGCTGAATCCGATTTTTGACCGCCAGCGTTTCGTTGAATTCCCGTGCGGCACCATCGAAAAGCACAACGATGCACGCTGGATATTGGGCATGAATACGTTCGGACTCGGTCAGGATGCGCAGTATGTCGGGCGCAATCGATTGGACGCATCGTCGCGCGATCGATTCGCCTTCTTGCCGATCGACTACGACGAACCGTCAGAAATCGTGTGGTGCGGCAACGAGCAGTGGGCGACGCGCTGTCATCAGTTACGCGCGGCTATGCGGCGGATCCCCGGAGTGCAGCACATTATCTCTACGCGCGCGATCGTCGATGGTGCGAGGCTGCTCGCGTGCGGTATCGACCAAGCGCGAGTCGAAGACATGGTTCTGTGGCGGGGACTGGATCGCGCTACACGTGCCAAGATTGAGGCGGCCTGACCATGCTGCTTCACGAAATATCGCGATTCGATTCGTTCAGCGACTTTTTGGCGCAAGTGCACGAGCCGCTGTCGTCGGCGATGCGGCTCGCATGGGGATCGCCACAAAGCGAAAGAGGATCGGAGTCATTCACGGCGACACGCGACTACGCGCATGCACTGAGTCTGGCCACACACGGATGGGAGTCGGGATGGCGGTCGCTGCGCTGCGCAGTAGACACACTCGCGCCATACGTACACGCAGCGAGTGCGGCGCCGAGCGAAGCGCTAGACGTGGCGGGATACGCTCCGTGCGTGCCCGCCTACTGCGCGGGAGCGCCTGCGTGCATGTACAGCAGCGGAGACACGTCCACCAGCGTCGCGCGCGTGGTCCGCATACTGGTTAACGGTACTGTGACCCACATGACGCCTACCGCGAGCATCATGCATCGCGGTGCGGCACTAGTAGCAGCAATCCAGTACCTCGAAGATTGTGGACTGCGCTGCGAAGTGGAATTGGGTTTTTGCACTCGCGCGTACGCGAACGCGTACGCCGACGAGACTGGTCGCTCAGTTTGGAAAAAGAACGTGACCGCAATAAACGAGGCGTACATCCCCGTCAAGAGTGCAGGCCAGAGCATCGACGAAGACAGGTTCGCGTTCATGCTGGCGCACCCTTCGGTATTGCGACGGCTGATATTCCGCCTTTGGGAGCAGCATGTCGCGGCGGGCCCGGCTATGCGAGACACATACGGGCGCCCTGTGGACATGACTCCCGCATCCGATCAAGTGTACATCCCGGCAGTGTTCGGCGGGCGCGAATACGCCACGCCACAGGAAGCGCTGCGCCATGTGCTGCACTTGATCGCTAACGCGTTACCTGTGGCGCAGCAGGCGCGCGTGACCGAAGACTGGCGCAATGTACTGACAGACACACGACTATGAATCACGGAGGCACTATGTTGCATGAACGCATGTTGACGATACATGAACGCGCGCGCTACGGCATGGCGTTCACACGCGAACAGACAGACGAATTGCTGAACGCGTCGGAGAAGTTTGAAGTCGCTGCACGTGCGCTTGCCGATGCCGAGCACGCACTGGATGAAGCAGAGGCGTCCATCGACGCGCTCGACAACCACGCGCGCATGTTGGCGAACGTGTTGGACACGGCCGCCGTCATCCTCGGCGATAGCGGTGACGGCAGCGCACTAGCCGACGCACTGGCAATCATGCGCGATGTAGCTACATCGCTGAGGCTAGGCCCATGACCACGCGTAGCTGGCAACGAGCGATGCTGCACGCGATTGGCGAGGAGGCGGCACAGTGGGGATGGCGCATCCTGTCGTGGACGCGAGGCAGCGGCGGGCACTACAAGGTGCGGATAACGGACGGCACGCGCGCGGCATTGGTGACGGTAGCGTTCTCCCCGCGCAGCGAGGCGCGCTCCCTGCACAACCTAAAATCGAATGTACGCCACGCTATTTTCGAAGCTGACCGGGTTTAGCACTAAACCAGAGGAACCGACCAATGAACAAGTTCGAAATTAACGGCATCCAAGTCACGAAGCACACAACGACCAAGCAAGTCGAGTGGACGCCACGTGCCAAGTACACGACGGTGCAGACATACACCGCCGTCGTCGAAGGCGGCGCCGTGCGCGCTGAGTACTTGGCCGACTTGCGCCGGTATCTGGCTGGCGACTGTGGTGGTTTCAAAGGCCGCGTCACGCTCGAAGGGGCCGAACTCATCCAGCGTAAGCTGGGCGCCGAGGCGCTGGTGTTGGTGTTCGACGGTCGCCCGCGTCACAGCGCCTACTACCGCGTGGCAGTGGGCACCCTGCTGCAGGGCTCGAACGTGGTCGACACTAAAACGTTAGAGCAGATGCGCCGCGTATGTGAGCACGAGCTGGCGCCGTCGAAGCGGTTCGGCGAAACCCGCGTGGGCTACACGATCGTGGATTTCCTTCCGTCGATCGAGGATTTCAGCACCGGCTGGTGGCGCTGATCTGATTCCGAGCATAGCAACCGTTTAAACAGAGAGAGGAACCGACCAATGGCTACCACAAAAAAGGACGAAATCATCCGGTTCGGCAATTTCGGCGCGCTCGTCGTCAACAAACGGACGGGCAAGACTCGCTGCGCCGACGAGGAAGACTTCGACATTCTCGAAGTCGGTGACGATTTCACCGAAGAGGAAGAAGATGCGATCGAACGCGACGAGCCGATCTAGCGGGGTCTAGCACTCAGGGCGCGTGCGCGTCCTGACTGGTACACCCCGTACCGCAAACAGAGAGAGAGGAGCCGAACCAATGAACTACCGCACCATTCTCTACGTTGACAAGCGCGGCTACGCGCTGACCGTAGACGAGCGCGGCCGGTACTACGCTGGCTGTCACGGTCTATGGACAGCCGCGAAAGCGCTTGCGCACTGGAGTAGTCCCGGCTATCCCGACCACGTTCGTGGTGACGCGTTCTGCAACGCGATCCGCAGGCACAAGTCTGGACTCTCTCCGAACTGGCAGATGCCGGATGGTCTCGTCTTGTTTTACGCGCACTGTGCCGACCTGCGTGACGTGGTATTGCCATTGCCAGCGTCACTACAGAAACTATACGCGAACCGCACCGACCTGCGTAGCGTAGTGCTGCCCGCATCGCTGCAACGTCTGTACGCGAACGAAGCCGACCTGCGCGGCGTGGTACTGCCAATGTCGCTACGCATGCTGTCCGCGGACGGAGCCGACCTGTGCGGCACAGTTTTGCCCGCATCGCTGCGATGTTTGTACGCGAACGGGGCCGACCTGCGCAGCGTGGTATTGCCAGAGTCGCTGCAAGACTTGTACGCGAACGGGGCCGACCTGCGCGGCACAGCTTTGCCCGCGTCGCTACGCACACTAGACGCGAACGGAGCCGACCTGCGTGACGTCACAATTCCAGAAGGATGCGAGGTGTTTCGATGAACTACCGCACCATTCTCTGTGCCGCGATCCGCCGGCACAAGTCGGGTCCCGATTGCGGATCGCATCGAAGAGGTGTTTCGATGAGCTATCGACTGTTTACACGGAGGTAGCTTTCTCCGCGAACGCCAGCAATCGCCATTCCTCCTCGGCTTTCGCTTCAAGCGTTTCCGCGACGCGTTCTTCGATCGAATTCGGCGTGATGTATAGCCTCGCGCGGACGTACTCGGCAGTTTGCCCCGGGCGCGCGAGGCGCGCGTTCGCCTGACTGAATTGCTCCCATCGCCACGGCAGGGAGTACCAGATGATTTCGCGCCCTCCCTGCTGAAGGTTCAGCCCGTGCCCGCCACTGCGCGAGTGCATTAGCAATCCTTTGAGCCGCCCCGTATTCCATGCACGCAATGCTTCTTCGCTGAGCAGACGCACGTCGGGGCAGTAGCTAAGGATTAGATCGCGGTCAGCGCTGAACTCGTACAGGATGAGAACGGATCCTTCCGTTGCGTCCAAATCTCTGCGCAATTGTTCTACGCGTGTAAACGACAGACGCACGGCGCGCTGGTCGCGGTATACAAATCCCGATGCGATCTGCCGCAGCTTCGCCGACAGTACCGCCGACGTGCTGGCTACCAGTTCGCGGCCTTCGATGGTGACCAGAAAGTCACGCTCTAGCTGTCGGTACGTGTGCTGTAGCTCCTCTTCCAGCGGTATGGCCACGCGCTCGATGATGACGGGCGGCGCTCCCTCGCCGTGGACTCGATGCACGAGCCCGCGTAGACACTCGTGTATTTCCTCGCGCGCTCCCGTTCGCAGCACCCATTTAGGGTGCAGAGGATCGCCTGTAGGGAGGAAAAACCGAGACAAGAACTGCATCTTGTTGCGGGTAAACCGCTTGCCAAGGTCTATGGCCTGAATCTGGTAAAACAGGTCTTCGTATCCCTCGGATGCGGGCGTACCCGTCAGCCCCCATCGGAAAGTCAAGTCACGCAGTACCGGGCGGACACTGCGCAGACGACGCGAAAAGCCTTTTAGCAGCGACAGCTCATCAAACACGATGCCACGCACTCGTCGCAGCACCACCTGCACTTCGTCTGTGTGTAGCGAGTCATACGAGGTTACGTAGATATCGGCCACTGTAGCCGCTGCCCGCGCACGCTGCGCGGGCGTTCCGTGCACCAGTGCGAAGGTATAGGGCAACCCCATAACTGCGCTCTCGCGCTGCCATACACCGCCATCGAGGGTTGCGATGCGTAGCGTCCCGACGATCAGTACCGGACGCGGGCGATGCAGCAGCGCTGCAAGCGTTGTGCGAGTTTTGCCCGCCCCCATCGGCCACCACAGCAGCGCTTCATCATGCGCCTCCAGCCAGTCACGGCCTTGGCGCTGGTGTGTACGGAGGTAATCGTCGCTCGATGTAGGCATCGACTTCACTGCGGGAATTGACGACATAGCACGATGATCCGGCTGCTGTTATTTCAGATATACGATATATCTGTAGTGGCGTCAAGGCCCCTGTCGAAGACTTGCACTCAACAAATTCTACTGGACGGTTAAACGGAATAACTATCCGATCGGGCAGACCACGGGCGCCGGGGGACACTAGCTTGTATGTCAACCATCCTCGCTCTTGACAGCGCTGCACTAGATATCGTTCAATGAGGCGTTCGCGCATCATTTAATAGGACATGGTCAATGAAGAAGATTTTGCAATGCTACTGTGCCACACCACAGTTAGCAGAACGGGCGGCGCAGCTGGCCACTCTAGAGCGACGCAGCATCTCTAACCTGCTCGGGCTGTTGATCGAGCGCGAGTATGCCAGACGCTTCGGCGAAAAAACATCAACTGACAACGAGACGCTGCCCGCGCTCGCCCCCGTGCCTGCGCCTGCGCCCGAGCCTGCGCCTGTACCTGCGCCCGAGCTTGCGCCTGCGCCCGAGCTCGAGCCTGCGCCCGAGCCTGTGCCTGCGCCCGAGCCCGAGCCTGCGCCCCGCTCGCGGTCGCGCTCGCGCTCGCGGAAAAAAGAGTCTCCTCCCTCGGCGACGGATAAGCAGGATACGCTGCGTAAGAGGTTCGCTGCGCTGGTCGAGGCGGACTATGATGCCGCGCTTTCCCTTCTCGACACTCTCGGCGAAGCCAATTTCGCGGGTGTCGTCAGCGCCGGTAAGCTGGGGGAGTTGGAGGCGGCGATGATGGAGTTACCCACGACATGACTGCGCACTCTGCAATCGTGGGCGGATCGACGGCGGCGCGCGTTCTTGCGTGTCCGCCGTCGCGCCTCATGGCGGCGTCGCACGAGCGCGTGGATAACGACTACACCAGAGTTGGCACAGCGCTGCACAAGTGCATGGAGCTGTGGTTGTGCGGCGCCGATCTGGATGCGTTTTTGCACGTCGAGATAGAGGGCGTGCAGATAACGGAAGAGCATGAGCGGAAGATTCACGCAGCAGCGGCAGCGTTGCGTAATTTCAACGACAACGCTACATGGACAGGGGAAAAGCGCGTCGTGTTTCCGTTCATAGAGGGGGCATTCGGAACCGTGGACGCGATCGGAACGGCGAAAGATGGGTCGCTAGCGGTAGTCGATTTCAAGTTTGGTGAAGGCGTGCAGGTGCAGGCGGCGCAAAACGCGCAGCTGTTGTTTTACGCGGCCGGTATGCTGAATGTGTACCGGGGCGCCACGTTCACTCTTGTCGTGATACAACCCAACGATCGCGGCCTGCCTGTGCTGCGCGAATGGCAGTGCGACCGCGCTACCGTAATCGACTTCGCGTTGGCGTTACGCTGGGCGGTGGCCAACGGTCACAGAGACGAGTTGTTGCAGAGCGGCGCACACTGTCGCTTCTGCCCGGTGCATCCTGTGTGTCCACGTGTGCGTGAAGACCAATTGCGCCTGTTGACGTGGAACGAAGACCCGCATCCGAATGCCTCACCACAGCAGATTGCGGACGGGCTGGATCTTGCGGAAAAAGCCGAGCGCGCCATTTCTGCGTTGCGACAACTGGCGCACGACAAAGCAGAGCATGGAGTGCAGTTACCCGGCTGGAAGCTGGTCCCGAAGCGTGCTTCGGTCCAATGGGTTGGCGACGACACGACTGTGGCCGCCCGACTCATCGAGTTAGGATTGGCCGATCCCTTCACGCACACGCTCATGTCTCCCGCACAAGCGCGAAAGTGCGTGATGCTTCCTGACGGTTTGACAGTGTCGCAATCCAGTGGTACAAAGTTAGTGCGCGCGGACGATCCGCGTCCGGCGCTTCCGGCAGCAGCACCGTTACAGCGTTTAGCAGACAGCATTAGGAGACAATACAGTGAGTAAAGAAATCAGCCTCTTTTCTGCGTCCCTTCCCGTCGAAAACTTGAGTCAAGGGCTGCGTGCTCTCGCGAACATGCAAGCGATGAGCCTGAACGGCGTTCCGTTTCTGCGGTTCACTAAAGTTGGCGAGTGGGAGTTTGGTCCCGAGAACGTGCCTGTAGAGGACGGCGAAATCTGGGCGGTCAACCCGCAATCGTTCTATATCGGCGTCATCGGATGGCAGGGCGGACAAGTAGTCGGGGAGAGCATGTTTCCGATCCATTCGCCGCAGCGTGTAAACCCCGACACGCTTACGCCGATCAACACGGGTAAGCCCGGCGACGGCTGGGTCGAGCAGATTACCGTTTCGTTGAAGAACATCGAAGACGGTACCGAAGTCTTGTTCAAGACTTCTAGTCGCGGCGGCAAAAAAGCGTGCGGACTGCTCGCCAATGCGATGGTCGCGCAAATCGAATCCAACCCCGCCTTTCCAGTCCCGCTGGTGGAGTTGCAGCGCGATAGCTACGTGCACAAGAAGTACGGCAAAATTCTCGAACCTAAATTCCATATCGTCGGCTGGGCCGACATGGAAGGCCGTCCCGAAAAGAAGCGAAAGCAGCAGCTTGTGTGATACATGCGGCTGCATCTTGACTTCGAGACGGCCAGTAGCGTCAGTTTGGCCGATCAAGGGGCGTATCGGTACGTAGAGCATCCGAGCACATTCATTCGCTGCGTTGGCTACGCAATAGACGACGGGCCGGTGAATGTGCTTCGGTGGCCGAGCGCTTTGCCCCCCGATCTGCACGAGGCGCTGCGTTTCGCCGAAATTCACGCGTGGAATGCGCAGTTCGAGCGGCTGGTGTTCGAGCGCTTATGGCCGACACATCTGCCCACGCCTACGTTTAACCAGTTTCGCTGCACGGCGGCCAAAGCTCGTGTAAGCGCGTTGCCCGGCGCGCTCGATACCTGCGCGAGACTACTGTTCGGCCAGCACAAGACGCGTAGTAGCCCTGCGTGGTTCCTGCCGGGCCCGTTGACCGAGGATGCGTGGCGCCTGTTGCACGAGTACAACATGCGTGACGTGCTGCTAGAGCGGCAGATAGACGAGCTACTGCCAGACATGTCGGATAACGACGTTTTCGCCTACCAGCTTAATGAACGCATAAACGATCGTGGCGTACTGGTGGACACCGAGTTGTGTCAGCGCATGATCGTGCTGCTTACCGCAGAGAATGAGCGCTTCGGAGCACAACTGACGAAGCTGACAGACGGCACGGTAACGAGTCACACGCAGCACGCACGGTTGAGCAAATGGTTAGCGCAACAAGGCGTATTCGTCGCGTCCGTCGACAAGGCACATGTACGTGAGCTGTTGTCGGGTGTTCTGCCGCCTGATGTCAGACGCGTGCTGGAAATCAGACAGGAAGCCGCGCGATCGTCGCTGGCGAAGTATCGCGCGCTGCTCGATCGTGTCAGCGACGATGGGCGCCTTCGCGGTGCGTTCGTGTTCTCGGGCGCCGGACAAACGGGGCGCTTTTCATCGCACGGCGTGCAGATGCACAACTTGATTCGTGCAAGTTGCGCCGACGCAGAGACGGCTATAACGGATGTCAAGCAGAAGGATAACAAGTGGCTGCACGCGATGCGCGGGTCCGTAGTGGATTTGGCGGCGCGGCTGATACGCCCGACATTCATGCCCGCGCCGGGGAAAGCGTTCATTATTGGTGACTACTCCGCCATAGAGGCACGTGCGCTGCCTTGGCTGGCCGGCGAAGAATCCGAAGTTCTGGCGTGGGCGTCCGGTATTGATCGCTACGTGGACGACGCGCGCAGTATTTTTGACTGCTCGCCCGAAGAGGTGGACGATGCGCGCAGGCAAATCGGTAAAGTAGTGAGACTGGCGTGCGGTTTTGGCGGGCGCAAGGGCGCGCTGTTGGCGATGGCCGACAGTTACAACTTGTCGCTGACCGAGGCAGAAGCGCAACGTTTTGCCGATGCGTGGCATGCAGCGAATCCGTGGGTTACGCGATACGGGCGAGAGCTGGAATCTTGCGCAGTACGCGCGTTCTACGACCCGACTAAAGTATTCCCGGCCCGACAAGGCGTCGCTTACGCCAGTGAGACGGTAGGTACACATCGCGTCTTGCGATGCCGACTGCCTAGTGGCAGGATCATTAGCTACCACGATGTCGAAGGCGGGCACGATTCGGAGGGCCGCCCGCAGCTGTCTTCGGTTCGCGCGCGTACTGGCGTACGCGAAAGGCTGTGGTTCGGAACATTGATGGAGAACGTGACGCAGGCTTTCTGTAACGATATTCTGCGTCATGCTCTCGCGCTCATACACGGAGAAGGACTGCCAGTTGTTCTGCACGTGCATGATGAATTGGTGGTCGAGACTGCACCGGGTTCCGCAGAACGTGTAAAGGAGTTGATGGAAACGCGCCCGCAGTGGGCTGCAACGCTACCCCTCATAGCGAAAGTTACGGAGGCGTTTCGATACACGAAATAAAAAAGCCCCCGACTGAGCGGGGGCTAAACGTAAGGATCGCGCGGTGGATAATATCACTAATTATGCCTTTCTCAACGAGGTTTTTCGCGACGTAGACGCGACGAGTGAAGCAATCGGAGTAACCGCTTTCGTTGGCTCACCTGACGATAAGCAGAGCTGGCGCGTTTACTCGCCGTTTGATCACGCAATTCGGCGCTTGCTGCTCACTGGCAACGCCAATACATACTGGTCCATCGGCGCGCTCAAGTTGCCCGGAGAAGACGAGCGCCTGAGCCGTACTGGCGGGCTTGTAACGGGTGTGTTCTGCTTCCCGCTCGACGACATAGGCACCGGGCAAGGCGCGCGCACGCACCCAGCAGACGTACCCCTGCCGCCGTCGTTTGCGATCGAGACCTCGCCGGAAAATTTTCAGTACGGGTACCTGCTGACTGCGCCGTGTCGTGACATCGGCATGGCGCGCGCGTTGTTGCAGCACATGACGGCAGATTGCGGCGACGCGAGCGCAGCGATCGTGTCGAAGTACGTGCGGCTACCGAACGGCATCAACAACAAACGTAAATACTCGACGCCATTTCGCTGTCGTTTAACCGTATGGGAGCCGACGCGCCGTTATACGGTGGCGCAGCTCGTGGATGCGTTCCGCATAGAGAAGAACGATCTGGAGCGGGACCGCGAAAGGTTTTCTGGTCGGCAGCCCGCGCCGGAAGCTGGGCAGATAGCAGACGATCACATCTACCGCTGGCTGTTGTCCGCTGGACATGTGCTGAAGCCTAGACCCGATATTCGCGGCTTCGTCGAGATACGCTGCCCGTGGCATGCAAGCCACACAACCGGGGGCGGCGCAGCGGTCTATTCGCCGCTCGGTTGTGGCGGCGAGAGTTACGCACATACTCGCCAGTTCAACTGTTTACACGCTCACTGTCGGGAGCACACGCTGGAGGAATTCCTCAAATGGGTATTCGCGCAGCGGTTCTACATGAACAAAGACGGTCAGACCGTCATAGACTCCCTCGATGGCACGATAATGCAGTTTGCCGGCTTCCGCCTGTGGTCGGCTAACTTGTTCTTTTGGGGAGGCAAGGACGGCACCAAGCGCATCACCTATGCGGAGCACTGGCTGTCGACGACAACGCGGCTGTCAGTGGACCAGCTTGGCTTCAACCCCGCTGCTCCGCTCATCTACACGGACTCTCGGCAGCGCCTTTGCTTCAACACATGGGAGCCGCCGCCTGCGCGTGCGTATACCACGGACGAAACACTGATCGCGCCGATACTGACGCACTTACGCTACCTGTTCGATGACGAGTACGATAACGCGCTGTCGTGGTTCGCGCACATAACCCATGTGCCGTCGGTGCGTCCCGGGTTTGCGTTACTGCACTACGCCCGGGCACATGGCACTGGACGCGGCTGGCTGAAACAGTGGATGGCGCGAATGCTCGGGCATACGTACTGCCGCAGTGTGTCGCTGAAAGATTTCATGGAAGGCTCGTTCAACGAATTTTTCTGGCAGTCCCGTCTGCTCACGTTCGACGAGATTCACGAGCGCAGCATGCGCTTCAAGGTGCAGGACAAGCTCCGCGAGGCGATTACTGAGCCGCGCATGATGATCAACATCAAGAAGGGGTTCAAGGGCGAGGCCGACATTTTCGCGGCAATCATGATGCTGTCGAATCACGCTGACTCACTACAGATACCGAACGAAGATCGCCGCATATGGTGTGTAGCGTGCGTAAAAGATCCGCAGTCGGAGGACTATTACAACACGCTATACAATCTGTTGGACGATGAAGCGGCAATGGATCAAATCTACTGGTACCTGTACCGCTGGCGTAAAGCCAATCCTTTTAACGTGCGCGGACGTGCGCCACATACGACATGGCGCGAAGCCATGCGGGGATCGCTCGCTGACGACGAAGGCGCGGAAGGTGTAGAAGACGTAGTAGAGCAACTGCGACGCGTTGGCATAGCGGCTATGTACCGTCAGGACCTCATCGCTTTATGCCGCAAGCAGGGCGTCAATCTGCCACTGGACAGCGGCGGACCCCTCTGGCGGCCGTTCAGAAACTCCCTTGCGGCGCTCAATGTGTTCATGGGTCGGCGAACTGTGCGCAAAGATACCGGGCGCAAAGATGTGCCGCTGATCTTGCTGCGCGATCCGCGCCCGCTGTTAGGTGACGATAACACGGCGGCATTGAAAGCCGCGTGCGAGACCGCTTTCAAACTGCAACCCGTGTCATCCCGCGATCTTCCGAACGAAGACGCGCAATCGCCACTTGGACAGTGAGATAGCGGTCGGCGACGCTGTGGACTTATTTGGTATCTGCACCGAGGCGCTGCGCGTGTAGCCGACTTGAGTCGAGTTGACCCACACCATGAAGCCGGCGCCCGTGCCCGTGCTTATGGTAATCGGCAGCAATACCTCATCTCCGTTCGCGTAGCCTACGTCGCCGCCAGCGTCCACACATTTCAGATGAGCGGTTACACGCCACGCGGTGCCGCCGAGACTGTGATTTGCTGAGCCCGTCGTGCTGGAGCTGATAGTTATGTCGCTCGATACCCACGTAGCGAGTCCGGCGATAAGACCATCGACGTAGTCTTTGCGCGTGAGCGCTGTAGTTGCGGTACTTTGCGATACCGCGCTTTTCAGTCCTTCACTGTCCCACGTCGCGACGGCTGCGCCCGTATCGCGCGACAGCGATCCGCCTGTGGTGGTGGACTGAAGCACAGTAGTGTCATCTTGCCGCTTGATGAGCGCCTGCGCGCCGCTGTCCACGAATCGCCGCGACAATTCGTTGTCCAGCTCTTGAATGGCGCTTTGCACGTTTGTGGCGGCGATATTGCCGGCCGGTGTAAACGACACATTGGTGGCGGTCGCCACACCGAGCTGCGGCTCGATCTCTTCAAGCGCCGCCTGCACGTCGTCTGCGGCCATGCCTGAAATCGGGCTGACCGAAATCAGCGATGCGGCAACAGGCGTTTGCGATCGTGCAATGTGGTACCAGCCGGCCGGGTTCAACTGATCGTTGGCCTGATAGATCATCGCGTCGTTTGTGAGCACGGCGACGGTGTGAGGCGACGTGTTTCCAGAGGTGCGCAGCGTCATGTTGCCGGCGTCCGAAAACACAAAGTAAGCGCCATCGGTTGTTTCTGCGGGGGGCGTAGAGCCGTTTGTGGCGACGGACCATAGCCCTCGATACGTGAACGTATCGAATGGCATTTGCTCGGCAGGGACTTTGCCGGCACCGTCGAGCTTGGTGAGTCCGTTCGCGATGTTCACGCGGGGCGTGAATGTAACGTCGTTGTCGAGCCCGGGGCTCGTGATGGTCAACGTATTGGCGTCGCCGGACAGCATCTGCACGGAGGCGTTGGCTTTCGTGGTTAGCGCGGCGTTCAGCTCACTGTCGATTTCTTCGAGCGCGTCTTGCACGTTGTCGGACGCAATGGTCCCACTCGGCAGAAACTCCACGTCGGACGCGCGACGCCCCGTATTGTCCTGTAGCGCCAGCATCAGATAGTCGAGATCGCTTTCCAGCTGCGCCGCCTGATACGCGCCATAAGGCGTGTAATCGGACGACTGCACCAATGGCGTATGACGACTGAGTACGACTTCGGCGCCGTTTGCCGGCGCCGTCGCCAGTGTCGCTGTCCACCCGGTGGTCGAAATATCACCGCTGATTGCGTACGAGACACTTACACCGTTCACTTCGACGCGCAGATGCGCGGCATCACGCATCGGGAACGTGCCCACAAATGCAGTCTGTGATCCGTTGCCGGTATAGCTGACAACGCTCGTTGTTACAGACACAGTCATTGCCGCGTCTCCTTCAGGTTGAACTCATCGACAACGCTCTGCTCGACCTCGTCTAAAACACGTTTGATCGCCAGTATGTTCTGGAACGGCAGCATCTTCCGCATCTTGTGCGCGGTTGCCGCAGTGACTTCTTGGTCCGGCCCGACCGCACGACCTATGTCGTATGCGTCTTCGATCAAGTTGATTGACGGTCCGCCAACGACTTCAAGAAAACTCTGCGGCAGAGTGTATCGCCCGAGCGGCGCGGACCCGAGGAACGGCCTCACGAGGTTGACGACTTCCTGCGGGAACGTGCCGAGTCCTGCGTTCGCCATGGCGTGATTAAACAGTAACAGATTGGCCTGAAAATCGCCTTCACTGGCTTTGTCCAGCGTCTCCGCGAGAGCCTCCCCCCGTCCGCCGTTGATCTCCTTGAGCATGTACGTGAACGCGCCAAACATCGAAGTAGCCAGTAGCCCGTTGACCTGCCGCGCGAGACTAGGATCCTGCGCCCATGGCAGCACGGCGCGAGAGATAGTTGCCATAGCGAACGATTTGAACTGCATTATCACGTTAGGCCATTGCCCATGAATCCATTTGAACTTATCGCCGGCTCCGGGCGAAATGATGATGGTGTCCGTCATCTTGGCGAGCGCGTCACGGTACGCTTCAATCGCGTGCTGGTCAGTCCACTTCGTCGTGTCCGCCAAGCGAAGCGTGCCGTGGGTCTCAGTAGCCTGCGTACCGATACGTTGAATCATCTGCGCGTCTATGCCGTATCGCGCCAAGTCCGACAGCGCAATTTTTTGCGCGTGCGTCAGTGCAGTACCCGCATCTAGTGCATCGGCTAGCCTGCCGACGTTCTTCAGTATCTCGTCTTGCACCATCAATCCAGCCATGCTCTTCATGAGCGTCTGCCAATAGGCGAAGCCGGACACCCGAGTGAATACGTGCGATGCAGTCTGTAGCCCTTCGAGTCCGCGTCCGAACCATTCGCCATGTTCATCCCCGACACGCATTCGTAGCGGCACCAGCAGGTCTACCGCCGCTCCAACTCGATCGAATTCTGCGCGTGACATTTTCAACGCGGTTTGCAGCGAGCCTTTTAACGCGGTGCTGAACAACTTGCCATAGCTGCGGGACAAACCGAGCGCCAGAATAGGCTGCGCGATATCGGCGAACGACGACAACACCACGCCACCCATTTTGGTCAGATAGTTCATTTGCTTGAGTACAGGCGCTATGACGGTTAACCGCGATGTCGGATCAGTCGGCAGATCGTACAAGCCAAGCAGCCTGTCGGCAGCCGCCTTGACGTGCGACTCCACTTGGTTCATTTCGCGCTCTAATCGTCGCACTTCTGTTGCGTCACTTGTGCGATTGATCAGCTCGCTATAGCGCTCCCGCACATCGCGCATGTCACCTATCAGCCGCCAAGCGCCCGGCATACCGTAGTCGCGTGACGCTTGCGCCAGCACCAGACGCGAACCGACCTGTCGTGCGTACGACAACGCTATCGAGTCGATGTCTGATATCAGCCACGGCTCTACCACTTCGTCCGGCACCGCAAGCTCGCGCTGGAGCTGTGGCGCAGCGTCAGTGATTGAGCGTCCGTTGTACCCAACAATCGCGCCATGACCGTAGCCTCGGATGTTATTGACCGCAGTTGTCGCCAGCTCCATAGCATCTACTTCGCTTGCTCCCTGCTGTTGGAAATACGTAGCAAGCGCATTCTTCAGCCCGCGTCCGTTATCGGCTGTAATCCGGTTGTGGTCGTAGATCCGCATAAGGTATGACTGCGCATGCTGCGCATCGCCAAAATGCGCGCGCACCTTGTTCAGCGTGTCGCGTATCTCCGGTGTGATGTACTCGTCCGGCAGATCGCGTGTGTAGGCGTGTACCACCGAATCGGCGATTTCACCCCGTGTCGGGAAGGAAAAAGATCCCAGCTCGTCAAGCTCGGCCTCTAACTCTTTCGCCAGCTCTCGACTTCGGCTGCGCGTTGCCTTGCGTAGTGCTGCTGTCTCCTCCGCTGCCTGTTTTCTGACGATGCGCGCGCCAAAGCGTCGATCCGCATTGAGTCGTTTAACCGCTTCATGAAACTCCTTAGCTACATCGCGACGCGCCGCTTTGACCCCGGCCTCATCAGCGTCAGCAACTGCGCTCAGACGTGCCTCAAGCGCTTCGTCCGCTGCACTGCGCAACTCGGCGAGTTTGATGTTGTACAGCTGACTCGCTTCCTGTTGCGTCATCCGCCACCACGGGTAGTCCTCCTGCAAAATCTCCTGCATGGAGCGTTTAGCGCCTGCCCGTCGCGATCGAATCTCGGCTAGCCGTCTGGCTATGACGGCCTTGCCCTCTTCCGGCGCGGCCGCCAGCTCGGCTTCCAGCTGACGGGCTTTGATGTCAAACAGTGTCGTGGCGCCGCGCAGCTGCTCGGCATACTGCTGCTTGTCCGTGCGCACTTTCTCGATGACTGCGCTGCGCCTGTCCTCAATAGCTTTGATTCGCGGGTCGAACTCCTCGCGTACTTCTGCCACAACTCTATTACGAGTTAATTCGTCGTAGGTATCGAGAGCTGCCAAACGGCGAGTAATCTCGGCGCTCGCCAGTCGATGCTGTGCAGCGATAGCTTGGTTAAACGCACTATCTATCACGGCGATTTGTGTTGAGCGCGATTTCGCCAACTGACGCAACCCCTCGCGCTCAGAACGCCGTAACGCCTTCACTTCTGCGCGGTGCGCTACCCGCGCCTGATGTTTAAGCTGTCGCAAAACCTGTCGTATGCTGTCAATCAGCCCCGTGTCCATGAACCGATGCGCGAGACTGCGTATATAGGGATCGAACAGCCGCGCTTTAGCCCCTTCCTCGAACAGGGGGCGAATCACGTTATCCCGAAACGACTTCGCTACCGCGCCAACTTCCGGTATCGCGTGCATGTCCCCTCGTCGCGCGGCCTTGGCGGCCTCGATGCGAAAGTCGTCGCGGCTGAGCATGGGCTGACCCGTACCCGCTGTACGCCGCCTGTACGCCGCGTAAAACCGATCCAGATCGCGGCGGGCCACAGCCATAGCTCCGTGCGTCCAGCGCTTCAGACGCGTTTCTGCGGCGCTGCCAGCGCTTACCGGAAGGCCGGTCTTCTCCGACACGAAGCGAAAAGCGTTCTCCAGCAGCGACACGCCAAGCCGACGAGCCTCCGGCAGCCGAGCCTGTGCCAGAAAGCCGGCAGGGGTTAAACGCGCGGCAAAGCGGAACAGCCGGCTTTTGCCCCGCACCAGCTGAATGTCGTCGACCACCCGCGCGGCACCTACAGAGTCGATGACCTGATTCTGCGCCTCCTCAGCTACGCGGGCTGTGGCTGTACCGTTGGCGGTCATGCGCCCGGCAGCGTCTACGAGAGGCGTTCCCAACGCTTCCTGCTCGATCGCAGCAACCAGCGTTTTTACCCCGTCCACGTCACCGAGCCGGCGCGCCACAAAGCTCCCCGCCAGTCCCCCCAGCAGCGCCGCCCCGGTCACACCGTAAACAGCCTCCATGGCTGAACGGGTGGGCTGTGTGCCTTGAAGTACGCTCTCCTGTAGCCCCGCCTCAGCTGCCGTTGTAGCCGCCCCTACGAGCATGCCGCGACCTATGCGGGTGCCTATCCCGCCCCAACCAATGGGAAGGGCCAGTGATGCCAACGTCAAGGGGTCGAGCACCCCCGCCGCAACCCGAGCCCCAATGCCCCCCGCGCCAGACGCCGCGAGCACGCTGTCCACAGCCTGCTCGCGGTCGATCTCACTCTTTCGCAGCGCCATCTCGCGGGCATTGACCGCACCGGACAGGTACTCGTGATAGGACTCATATCCCGCCATGTCGTCATAGGGGTTATAGCTGGGGT